CTGCTCTTTGATGAACTCTTCGCGGGCTTCAAGCTCGGCGCGCTCCTCACGGATTTGGAGCAGCGCGTCGATGAGGTCTTGAGCGGTGGTGATGTCAGTGGTCATTCCGGCTGCTGCAGGCTTGCTTTCATGTCTTGGAGTTGGCAGGCAGTGACTAGCTCATCCATCAGATCGGATACAAGCTGGTTTTCGTCGAAATTTTTGCCGAAAAACTGCGGTTCACGGTCCATGAAGTAAAAGCGCAAACCTTCGGCTAGGAGCAGCGTCAGCATCTGATCCATTGGTCTGAGTTCTGCAAACGCCACTTGGCGCAGAACTTCTTCTTGCCCTGGGGTGAGTTTCATAGCGACTCGCAGGCGCGTTGGATTTTGTGGACGTGGCAGTCAGTGGCGGTCATGTCAGCGAGGGCTGAGTTGACCAGGTAGAAGGCGGCGCCAGAGACGCCGATGAGGATTGCGAGGGAAGCGAGGAACTTCATGGCTCAGTTAGCTCCCACGTACACGCGGCGGACCAGGTCCATCATCAAATCCATGCCCTCGTTGGTTCCGGGGTCGATGTTGTTTTCCTTGAGGATGTCGTCAGCCAGGTCAGACAGCACTTCGACCAGCTCGTTGCAGACGTAGTCGCTGAAGCGCTCTGCCAGGTCTTGAGCCATCTGCTTTTCCTGCTGGGCAGAAAGCTCGGGGTAGTCGCGGGGTTGAAGAGGAAGCATTGCGTTGAGAACGGATTGTGCGTCGGGGGCTTGCCCCGTGACTTAATGATGGCATGAAAACGGTGGCAGCGCAACCCCCGCGCCACCGCATTTGCAAAAGTGGGGTCTTACAAGGACTTCTGCTTGCTCAGCGCCGTAGTGCGGTGGCTATCACCGCTGGAACCACGCTGGTCCACGACGGGAACCCTCCTTGCAGTGCTTGGGGTGATGCAACCCACCAGTTAGCCCGACCAGTGGCACCCCCTACACAGGCAGCAGAACGGGGACCACATGTAGACCCCTACCAATGCCCCAGCCTCAGCGGTTTTGCCGTGGGTACTTGCCAGGCGGCAGCGCAAGACAGTGCTCTAGCAGTGCCACCTGCCACTCGATCTCCATGTTCAGCAGGTACTCGCGTGCCTCTTCAGACAAGGGCATTCGCAGCACAGGCTGCAGTCTTGGCTCGCCAGCCACCATCCCGCGCAAGTACTGGAGCATCAGCCGAGCCGCTGCCTTCATTGGAAGTGCTTGAGGTCCAGGACGGTTTTAGACGACCCATGCCTGCAAGTCACGGACAAAGTGCCATCGGGCTCTTTGCCATCAAGCAGGGGACCACGCAACTCTGACATCGTTTCGACGATGTACTTGCAGGCATCCAACACGTTCTCCGTAAAGCTGGTGTCGGCACTAGGAGACTCGTCTTCTGCCCATTCGTAGTAAGCCCGGCAGATGGCTGATTGAGCCAACAGCAGTCCGGTTTCGTTGTTGTCAAGCCACTCGCCCTTCTTGATCAACACGCGCAGTCGGGGCAGGTACTGCTTCAGGGTCTCTAGGTGCTGCTTTTTCAGGACTTCTTGCTTCAGCTGCTGCTCCAGCTTGTCGCCGTCGGGGGCGGCTGACTCAGCAACCTTCTTTTCCTCAGCAATGCTTGCCCGGATCTTCTCCTGGGTTGCACTGGGCTGGTTCTTGAGCGGCAAGGCAAACGCGATCAGGTCTTGCTTGTTTTTGGCTACCTCACGCACTGACACGCGGATTGCCATGCCCTGCACCAGGTGCGACCACCATTGCTCGCCGTCGGTGTCGGGCTGGTAAACCTGCACGTCATTCCACTCAGTTTCAGGCAGGTTCAGGACGGCAACCATGCCGCCGTTTTTCTTGCCTTTGTTTTCGCGCGCACGCGTGTAAAAGAAGCGGACGACTGGGGCTTCGATTGACTTGGGGAAGGTGGTCATTTGAGTTCCTTTGCTTGCTTTGCGATCAGTGCGTTGATCTCTTGCGGGTAGGTAGACCACGCCGCAAGAGCCTTAGAGAGCAAGTCGCCCTCTAGGTAGCCGAGCACCTTGATTGCGTCACAGGCGTGGTTGCCTGTGAGGCACAGGAAGATCAGATAGGTGCTGGGGTGTGTTTCGTTGTCTGCCCACCAAAACAGGCGGTCGACTGCGTACTCAGCGTCGCGTTGGGCTTGGTCTTTCATTGCGTTTTGAACGGATCAATGTGTATTGAGCACTCCTCCCACAGACGCCGGGAGTAGATGGACTTGAGGTAGTTGGCTTCCAAGGCATCATCTAGTCGGTTGATGCTTTTGAAGTACTGCTCCCGCATTGCTTCCCAGGCGTAACCCTTCTGTAGGAGTTCTTCAGGGACAGCGGTGCAAGGGTTGTTTCTGCGGCGGTACGGTCGAGGCATAGCTACCTGCGCTTGTGGAAGTAAGTCGTCAACCTGCTGTCTAGCTCGATAACGTCCCAAGCCCAACTTCCTTTTTCTGGTTTGTCGGCTGCATCGGGCAGTTCGTTGCGTGCTTGCCGGACCAGTTCGTACAGCAGGTCAAGCTCTACTGCGTTGACGGTGATTTCATAAAACACTTCGCGCCGGTTGCGGGGAGTGCCTTTGGTGACGTCGCGCATGATCAGCGAAGGGCAAGCTTTTGGGCAACGAGGGACTGGACTTCGCGCATTGCCTTGCCGACCTTGCGCTTGGCTTTGCCGCACTCCTTGAAGTCGCCGCGAGCGAAGCAGTGGGCGTACTCGGTTTGGGCGTCAGAAAGGTTTTGCTTGGCTTGCTCGAGTTGCTGAAGAAGGGTTTCCACGGTGTTGAGAAAGAAGTGGTGAGCCTTTTGGCTTGAACCAATGATGGCATGAAAGCGGTGGCATTGCAACCCCCTGGCGGTGGGATCTCCAAATAAAGGGGCGCTCAGCCCTGGGCGCCGTGCTTCATGCTCGGGAACTTTGCCCGGCGCTCACGCTCTGCTGTCTTCAGGCGGTTCTCAATTGTCTGCTTCCTGGCGTTCGTGCCTTTGGCGCGCTTCTTCCCGTTCACGCTGTAGCGCTCTTCCGTGGCTGCCTTGGCTGCCTTGCAGGCTTCCTCGTAGCCAGGCGGCGCCAGGTCAGGGCGCTTGGCAAAGATTTGCGTCCAATCAAGCATTGGTTGTCATGCGTTTGTGCCGGAGAAAGTCTGCAATGCAAACGCCAGAGAAAACAAGCGCATGACGTCAGGAATGTAGCTCTTTATGTGCTGTTCGCAGTGATCTCATGACACCCCTGCAGACCGCTGTGTACTGCCGCCTGAGCTGAAGCAGTTCTTGCCGGTCTGGATTGTCCCGCGTGAGCCCCACATACAATCCGCCATTTTTGTATCTCATTGGCAGCACCCTGTAACGGAACCCCCAGTGCCAAAGGTTGGACCTGGCGATGCCCGCTCTGAAGTGGTTGGGCTTGTTGAACAGCAGATGCTTCCAAGCAAAATTGACCCCGACAGGCTTGCCCGTGCTGGGTAACAATCTTGGGTTCCCATCAACATCAAACAAAGCAACCCAAAGCGAAGCCAGAACAGAATTGTTCAGCAAGTCAAGGCTCGCTTTTTTGCGCGTCTGTGAAGTGCTGAAGATCCAGCGCTCAGACAGCAGGACTTCTTCATGGATTGCAGCATCGGCAAACAGCGTTCTTGACCACCGTGTGTCGAATGCGTGCTTGCCGCAGATCATCATCTGCTCGAAGCACTTCACTTCTTTGAGTTTTGACGCGCTGGAAAAAGCCCGGTAGTAGTTCAGCAGCAGGTCCATCTCACGCTTTGCCTCAAAGGCAAAGAGCTGCGCGGCACTCCACTCACCAGCCCGCTTGGGCACAAAGACCTGCAGCTGCTCAAATCCGTAGATGTCCAAGTGCTTGGCAATCACGGCTGCGTCGACTGCGTCTGCCTTCTCCACGCCAGGGAAAAACTCTGTGCGCAGCTTTGGCGTCAACGAGTGCGGCACCAGCCGGAAGATTACGCCCTTTGCCTCAATCGCCTCCTCCAGCACCAGCTGGTCGCGATAGGTCAAGCCTTGGGCAAGGCTGATTGAAGAAGCAATGTCATCGCCCCGTGCTTGGACGTGCGCGTTCTCCACAAGCACGATGTCCCCAGGCTCAGTAAAGACCAAGCGAATGAATTCTTGGGCGGTGTATTCCCTGCATGTTTTGGCGTTGCCGCCTTTGACAACGTGGAACACGCCGCCACCAAAATCGCAGCTCCAAACTTCTGACATCAGAACAGCCCCTGCGCGAGCTTGAACGCATCCCAGGCGCCGAGCCACTCCATCAGGCACTCATCCGGTTCGCTTTTGATCAGCCGATAGCGCCCTGGTCCAGACACCAGCGTGTAGCAGCTGTCCACGCACAGCTTTGGGTGATGGTCAATCAACATCGACAGGTATCCACCTAGCTGCGCCTTCGCCGGTTGCCGTTGACTGATTGCCTTGTCACTGCCAACCGTCTTCAGGTCACCGAGCGCGAGCTTGCCGTGCTTGGTGCGCACCAGGAAGTCGAAGCTGCCCCCGACGCCTTTGCGTGGATCGCACAGCCTGTATTCCACAGCGACTGGCTCGCTTTCAGTCAGCAGCCAGCAATCCTCAAGCTCGTCTGTCCATTCGCCGTAATCGCCTTTGTCGCGCTTCTGCCCGGTCAGCATCGCCTCGCAGTAGGCATGGACCCCATTGCCACGCGGCTCCCAGATGTGCCTCGTTTCATTGAACCTGCGCTCTGCGCTAGGGCTGGAAGGGCTGGCGATGCGCGACACGCTGAACGGCAGCCAGCGCCCTTGGTACCTGTATCGGTGGAGGTCCTCAAAAAACTCAAGACCTTCAATCGGCGGCAGTTTGTCAGGCATGCAGTTGGTGTGCAGAATGGGTGGGCATCCCACCGCTTCCGCACATCATGGCAGGTCGCCACGTAATTAACGTCGGCATCGACAAAGAACTGCTCAAACGGGTTGACCGGTTCCAGCCAAGTCACCTCACCCGCAAGGGCTTTATCTGCGGGCTGATCGCTAACAGCCTTGACCAGCTTGAGTCAGAGCACCTGCGCCGCCACAGGGCTCTTCAGAAAATGCAGCAGGAGGAAAGGGCAGCAGAATAAAAAGCCCAAAAAAAAGGACGCCCCGGAAAAGGCGACCCAATGCTCAACACGCCTGAACCTACATGAAAGCTCGGCTAAAAGCCAGCGGGTTCGCAGTCGCTCCATACACGCTGATGGACGCAGACATCGACCCAAAGGCACTGATCGTCTACATCTGGCTGCATCGCTTTGGCTGGAACTCGCCACGCGGTTGCTACGCCTCCCTGTCAACCATCGCAGAGCGCAGCCACATCTCCCGCAAGGTCGTGCAGCGTTGCATCGGCAGGCTCGTCGCTGGCGGCTGGGTTGAGGTTGAACGCCGCCCTGGGATGACTGCCGTGTACCACGTTGCCGTGGACAACCCTGGCCAAAAACGACCTAAGGTCGAAAACGACCCTGGTCAAAAACGACCTAGGGGTCAGGTCAAAAACGACCTACCCACCCTGGTCAAAAACGACCTACAAACAAAAACCCATAAACAAGAACCCATAACAAAAACCCTTTTAAAGCTGGAAAGCGAGTTTCCAGCTGCACCTCAGCCCCCAAAGCGCAAGCCAAGAGCAAGGGGCAGTGAAGCCTTTGAAAAGTTCTGGAAGCTGTACCTGTCAGCACCTGTCCGCGCTACCAGCCAGTCCAAGCCCAAGGCGCTGACGCAGTGGCAAAAAACGATCCGGACCGAAACCGAAGCCGAACTGATTAAAGCCCTTGAAACTGAAATCGCTCACCAGCAAGCAGCGGGCGACGAGTTCATCAGCCCCTTGCCTGATTGCTTTCGCTGGCTGCGCGACGAGCGGTACGCAACCGTTGAACAACGCCCAGCCGGGCAGCAGGCAATCAACCACGCCACCTACGTTTTCTGATGTTTCCCCTTTACGACTACGCCAATCGGGGGAAGTGCGTTCACTGCGTCTTTGACAATAAAGAGCGCATTTCACCTAAATCCGTCTACCGCATCGCTACCTCCGCGATGTTCAGCGAAACCGAGCTAGGCGAGGTTCGTTTTCACTACAGCCCTGTCGCTAGCGAACACGCCATCGGCATGTACGACAAAGACGGCTACTACTGCACCTATTGCCCTCCCATCCCAGGAGCACCAGGCGCTCAAGGGCTTGGGCGCTGGGTCAAGCACCCATGGGCTGAAGAGGAAAAACAACGCCAGGAGGCTTTCGACTGATGCCAACCAAACGACTCACCCGCATTTCGACTGAGAGCGGCGCACGCCAAATCCTGCAGCGCATGATCGATGCAGGACGCATCACGGTTCAGGACCTGGACAAAGCACCTCCAGGACACATCAACCCACAGGCGTATCGGAACCTGATGCGCGACGTGGCACAGCCACCCAAGGTCGAGGTCGTCAGCCCTCGTGACCTGCCGCCCGCTGAAGAACCCCTGCCTTTCTGATATGCGCAACTTCGTAGCCAAGGTCCACTTCACAATTGAGGAGCGCGACCACATTGACGCCCATGCAAAGGCGCTCAACCTGTCCCGCTCCCAACTCATTCGCCTGCGCGCTCTAGGAGACCCCACACCGGGCGTTGCGCCCGCAAAGCCCCAGCTCACCCAGCGCCAGTATCAAAACGCCGTCATGGCGTCCCTGAAAGCTTCACAGGGCTCTTGCTCCCGCCATACCTGCGAAGCAATCACAGCCGCCGTCCTTTGCACTGTCTTCCAGCCCCATGACAAATCAGCAAGCTCAAGCCATCCTTCGCAAGTGGGATGACCACTACACCGCTCTGTACCGCAAGATCAATGACCCAGAGCCCCCGCCAGCGCCTGAACCACTTGGTCGAATCAGCCGCTTCCTCCGTCCAGCCGACCTTGGAAAACTTGCCTGACGGCTGCGTTCGGGTCTGCGTCGGCGACAACTGCGGCACCGTCTCTTCACATCACCTTGTCGAACCAAAGATCAATCAGCTAAAAAGTCTGCACACCAAATAGCGGCAATGATTGTTTCTCCTGAGTTCATTGACCAAACCCCAGTCGACGAACTCGTCCCCTACGAGAACAATCCACGCACGCATTCAGATGTGCAGATTGACCGCTTGGTCAAGTCACTCAAAGAGTTTGGCTTTACCAACCCGATCCTGATTGACGAAGACAACAACGTCATCGCAGGTCACGGGCGCCTCCAAGCTGCACAGATCGCTGGGCTCAAAAGCGTGCCCACAATCACGCTGGCGCACCTGACCCCAGATCAGCGCCGCGCTTACATCATCGCTGATAACCAACTTGCCTTGAACAGCGGTTGGGACGACGACGCCCTGCAATCCGAACTCGCTGCCCTGGGTGAAGCTGGCTACGACCTCACGCTGCTGGGCTGGGGAGATGAGCTGCCCACGTTTGGCGAGGAAATTGACCTTTCCGCCCTGGACGACATTGACGAAGACCTGTCGGATTACGCAGCCGGTGTCCGCAAGGCAATCCAAATCGACTTTGAGGTTGAGGACTACGAAGAGGCTCAAGCCCTAGTGGCAGCAGCCCGCAAGGAAGGCAAATACGTCGGCATGTACCTGATCAACGCCTTGAAGGATGCTTGATTACCAGATCGCAATACCCAGCTACAAGCGCCCGACGCGCTTGATGACTGAAACCCTCAGCACCCTCAACCGCATCGCGGCAAACCTGGACAACATCACTGTCTTCGTTGCCAACAAAGCCGAAAAACGTATCTACGACACTGCTCTTGATGCAGCAGGCTTTTCGGTGCCAACCGTGGTTTCAGGGCCAGGGCTCATCAACTCACGCATCTGGTACAACCTCAACCACTACACCGAGGGCACCAGGATCCTGAACCTGGATGACGACATCGCAGGGCTGTACATCAAAAACAACAATGCGCTCAAGCCATACACCGCACCGCTTGAGCGCTTGGTGTCCAAAGGATTTCAAGTCTGCGAAAACAGCAAGGCACGCCTCTGGGGAATCAACCCAGTAGCTAACGGCATGTTCCTCAAGCCCAGCATCACCATCGGGCTTCGCTACATCTGCGGAATCTTCCACGGCTCCTACGCAGGCGACCCTGCCCTGTGCGGTGCCGACCGTGTGCGCCAATCATCGGGCGAAGACTTTGAAACCACCCTCAGATCCTTCAAGCTGTACAAGGGCGTTGTCCGCATTGACGGGTACGCACCCAAAACCAAGTACTTCGCCGAAGGCGGAATCATGGCGGAGCTTGGCGGCAAGAAGCAGCGCGAGCTTGACCACGAACGCCAGCTAGCCGAAATTGTTGCCAGGTTCCCTGCCTACAGCAAGCTGTACACCAAGGCAGGCGATACCCCAAACATCAAGCTCAAAACAGTCACCCGAGGGAAGCTCACTTGGCTATGAACCTGCCAAACATCACCCTCAGCCCGGTCAAGCACCAGCACAAAATCGGCAACATCTGCCCAGACCTGCGACCCAACATCACGCAGTCCTGCATCCTTGTTGACCCCGATGGCACCGAAGTCGGGCTCTTCCTGCGCCAGCTGCCCGAGAAGCTAAAAAAACTGGTTGACATCGCAGATCACGAAGTCAACTCAGCCCGCGTCCCTAAAACCATGATGGACAGGAAGCGACCACTTCCACCTGGTCCTGACGGCAAACGCAGATACCTCGTCGTTTCCCAATATTCAGCCATCCTTGGCTCCGTGCCGCCAAAGCCGCACATGAGGCGCGCATACGGCACAAGGTCCTCAGTTCATGCGCACAAGTCGGCAGCTACCTTCGTCAAGGCAATGCACGGCGCAGGCATTGCTGCTTACGAGCTTGTCGCAGAGCTAGCACCTGGCGTCGTTGCAACGCACTCACAGGCAGTCGAGCAGCGCGTTCCTGAAAAATGGCGCTTTTCCAAGCACTTCAGTTCCACGATCTCCAACTGCAACATCGCCGCTCCCATCCACCAGGACAACGCCAACGTCAAGGGCGCCATCAACATCATCATCACCAAGCGCCGCAACAGCACAGGCGGCAACCTCTTCGTCCCTGACTACAACGCCACCTTTGACCAAATCGACGGTTCAATGCTTGTGTACCCAGCCTGGCGCAACATGCACGGCGTTACGCCTATCAATCCAACGCACACAGGCGGCTACAGAAACTCTCACGTCTGGTACGCACTAGACTCCTTCGCCAATCTTTGAGCCATCTATAAACTGCGTTTATGGCAGGCAAAACGCGCTGTACAGCTGCTGAAAAGCAGTTCCGCACCATGCGCTTCGCTCGCATGATCGCTAACGGTGCGACACGCTCTGATCTTCTGCAATACGGTGCTCAAGAATGGGGGCTCAGCTCACGCTCGGTAGACGACTACCGCGCTGCTGCAGTCAAGGAGCTGGAAGAAGACTGGAACCTTGATAGGCAGGCTTACGGAGCCGTCCTCTTATCGCAACTCAACATCGTCCACAAAAAGTCCATGGAATCAGGCAACCTTGCCGTCACCTTGGGCTGCATTAACACTGCTGCCAAGATCGCCAAGCTGTTCGACTGATGGGCTTCCTCAGCACCCTTCCACGGGGCTCCGTCCTGTCACCCGTGATTGAGTCGTCAGAGGAAGCACAGCGCGCAATCCGCTCAATTGGCACCGGCTTGTACAACAGCCTGACCGACCCACAGCGTGAGGTTTTTGAAGCACCTGAACGCTTCAAGATGCTTTGCTCAGGTCGCCGCTTTGGAAAGACCTACCTGGCAATCGCGCAGCTGATCAGCTGGGCAACGTCCAAGCCCAACAGTCTCAACTGGTACGTCACCGCCAGCTACCGCATGGCGAAGCAGATTGCCTGGCGTCAGCTGAAGCTGATGGTGCCGCCTGAAATCTGCGTCAAGCGCAACGAGTCTGACCTCAGCGTGGAACTCAGCAACGGCAGCATCATTGCCCTGAAAGGCGCTGAAAACCCAGACACCCTGCGGGGCATCAGCCTGTCGACCCTCATCCTTGACGAGGCTGCCTATGTGAAACAAGAAGCCTGGGACATGGTGCTGCGCCCAGCACTGTCAGACCAGGGTGGTCCTGCCTGGTTCATCACCACACCGGCAGGGTTGAACTGGTTCCACGACCTTTGGGAGCAGGCGCAAGAGCAAGAAGACTGGCGCACGTTTTCCTACACCACAATCCAGGGCGGCAACGTGCCGCCTGAGGAAGTTGAGGCTGCACGACGCACCCTTGACGAACGCACCTTCAGGCAGGAGTACCTCGCCAGCTTTGAAACCCTTGCTGGGCGCGTGTACCCCGACTTCAGCGATGACAACATCTCAGAAGACGTCAAGGACACTGGCGGTGAGATCTACTGGGGCACTGACTTCAACGTTGGGATCATGGCGGGCGTCCTTGCCAGCAGGGTGGGCGACACCATGCACATCTGGGACGAGATTGCGGTCAAGCAGTCCAACACCGATGAGGTGTGCCAGCTGCTGAAGGAACGCTTCCCCAATCGCCGTTTGATCGCTTACCCGGACCCCACAGGCAGCGCACGCAAAACCTCAGCAGCAGGGCGCACTGACCACGACATCATTCGCCGCTACGGCTTCCAGTGCATCAGCCCAAAAGCGCCCTGGGCTGTGAAAGACAAGATCAACGCCACAAACTGGATGATCCGCACCGCTGACGGTCAACTGCGGATGTTCATTCACCCCCGCTGCAAGCACACAATCAAGGCGCTGAAGAACGTCTGCTTCAAGGAAGGCGCTGACGACTACGTGATCGACAAGTCAGCAGGGATTGAGCACTGGACAGACGGTTTGGGTTACCTAGTGCTGGGTGCGTTTAACCCGATGTACCAACAGGCAGGCAAGCCAACGGGCATCAGGATTTATTAGGGCTGCTACTTACAATGCGGGCAAGCCTGTGACTAAGCGACGTGTATAGCGGCTTCAAGGGTTACGATCGCCAGCTGACCGCACGCGTTGCAAAGGTCAACGACCCGAATAGTGCTTGGCGCAATCAAGAACCGCACTGGGTGCTTATCGAAGATTTAGTTGGCGGCACGTACGAACTGCGCCGACGTCACCGCAGGTACCTGCCACAAGAGCCGCGTGAGCTTGATGAAAGCTATGACAACCGCCTAGCGCGTTCTGTTTGCCCGCCTTTTTATCAGCGCCTTGAGCGGATGCTGGCTGGCATGTTGACCCGCAAGCCCGTGCGGCTCAAAGACGTCAATGATGCTGTGCGTGAACAGCTGTTCGACGTTGACCTGCAAGGCAACGACCTGAACGTCTGGACCTACGAAACTGCGCGCAAGCTGGTGCGCTACGGGCATGTTGGCGTACTGGTGGATGCGCCTTCAGCAGGTGAACTCGGGCGCCCTTACTGGGTTTCGTACACGCCACGCGAGATACTCGGCTGGCGATCTGAGCTGGTTGATGGCGCTCAGCGGCTGGTGATGCTGCGCCTGCAAGAAAAGGTCATCATCCCGGACGGCGAATACGGCGAAAAAGAGGTGGAGCAGGTTCGTGTGCTGCGCCCAGGGCAGTTTGAGATCCACCGCCGCAATGACAAGGGCGATTTTGAGGTTGTGGACGAAGGGACCACAACGATGGACCACATCCCGTTCGCAGTTGCCTACGCGAACCGGGTCAACTACATGGAGTCGCGTCCGCCACTTGAGGACATCGCATCCTTGAACCTCAAGGCGTACCAGATCCAAAGCGACCTGGACAACCAGCTCCATATCTCGTCAGTTCCGATGCTGGCGTTCTATGGCTTCCCTTCGTCTGCAGAAGAGGTGAGTGCAGGACCAGGCGAGGCAATCAGCTTCCCAGCAGAAGGGCGGGCTGAATACATTGCACCGCCGAGTGACGCGTTTGATTCGCAGTTCCGGCGTCTTGACCAGCTGGCAGGTCAGATAAATGAGCTGGGCTTGTCTGCAGTGCTTGGTCAGAAGCTGAGCGCAGAAACTGCAGAGTCCAAGCGCATTGACCGCAGCCAAGGCGACAGCACCATGATGGTCATTGCGCAGAACATGCAGGACCTGATTGATAATTGCCTTGCGCACCATGCGCACTACCTGAACATCCAGGAATACGGCAGCTGTTTTGTCAATCGCGACTTCCTCGGCGTGCGCCTGGAGCCGCAAGAGATTCAGTCTCTGCTGCAGCTGTACACCGCTGGCACCATTACCCAGAAGACACTGCTTGACCAGCTTTACGAAGGCGAGGTGCTAGGTGACGAGTTCGACGTTGAGGAAGAACTGGAATCTACTCAAGCTGGCGGTTTTGTTGAAACTGAGCAGCCTGAGCCGCGAGTGGCAGAGTCAATCCCAGAAGAAACC